CCTACCTGCAAGTCAACTTGTTTCCACCTGGAGGCACATGCGCTACGAAAGTGAAGTTGAAGATAAATTTTCAGCCTTACTTGCCGTAGTGCGTGGGGTCCTCCTAGGTGGGATCACAGTGTTGCTACTGCAGATAGGTCTCAACGTGGTTGAGATTGGTCTCTCCGTCATAGGATTACTCCCATGGCAGAGTTGAGTCCACATCTTAACGCAAATCCTATGGATAAGGCCTTCGCGTTGGGCCAGGTAGTGCGAACCATCCCCTTCGCCGTTGAAGATAAGTACGAAGTCGTGATCACGGTGTCTGGCAAACCCTCATTCACCTCCGGGTCACTCAGTCGACAAACGATTGAGCGATTCGATCAGGTGGCGGAGTTCTATGCTAGACCTCGAGAGCGCGTCCGTGCGAAGCTTCTTGTGACGAAGTACCGGGGAGGTTTTCCCTATCAGGCCGCATTTCCCCTCGCTCTTTCCAGCTTTCCCCGAAACAATAACGGGAAGGTTGTTCTGAGGGTGGTGGGTAGTGCGGTACTGTCCTCGTCTGCGATGAAGAAATCACGCAGATGGCGTGTGGGTTACTCTAAAAGTACCCACAGACGTGCTAAGCCTTGGCAACGACCTTCTGACGTCCGTCCAAGTCCTGAAGCAATCACGCGGCCGTATTTACGGACGCTTGAGTTCTTCAACGGAAGTTATCACTACTTCCCGACTGTCGAGCCACGCACATGGTATTATCGTGAGTGGACCGGCAGTAGGACTCCCGGATGGGGTAAGAAGTCAAAGACGAACTATGTGGAAAATAACCACACGGTTCGTGTCGTTATAACAGGTCAAAACCGTTCGACGTTTTTCTCGACGCAACCAGCGTCTGGTAATTTTACGTTGAAGATTGACCCGTTCACGGCTGTGTACGCCATTCCCGCATTCGACAGAGGGCATTTGCCCAATGCCGAATTTAATGCTCTTCGTAAGCTCATCTCGAATGCCCAAACGGGTATTCAAGCAAACCTGTTGCAGAACATCGCGCAGGTGAGCCAATTGTCTTCGCTCATCGTGGGTAATGCTACCATGATGGTGAAGTCATTGCAACAATTGAAGCGGGGTAATATTCCCGGAGCGATTGCTGCACTTGGAGCAAGACAAGTATCCCCAAAGTGGCAGGGAGCACGCGGTAACCCGTCCGTAAAGAAGTCGCTCGCCAATAACTGGCTGCAGCTTCAATATGGCTGGAAACCGTTGCTATCTGACATCGAAGGATTCTTAAAGATCATGGGTAACCAATTAGGTGCCCAAGATCATGTCGTGCGGGTACGCGGTTCGGCGAGTGCGCAAGAGCGAACGGTGGCCAACTTACCCTTAGTCGGTCCTGATCACCCTCCTGGCAAGACTTACATGTCTTACAGGACTAAGGTGAAATTTCAGGTCCGATTCAGGATGGATAACCCCTTATTAGCTCTTTTCGCACAAACCGGCTTTACAAACCCCATAAACCTCGTATGGGAGTTAATCCCATTTTCGTTCGTCGTGGACTGGTTCCTTCCAATAGGAAGCTATCTCGAAGCTTTGTCAGCTTGGGATGGTGCCACCTTTTTGGGAGGGTCAAAAACCCAGTTCACTAGAGCGCAAATGGATTCCACTGTGGCCTTTTCAGGTGTTTCACCAACGGAGTCCACTGTGATCGAAAACATCTACGCCGCATACTGTAAGGAGGAGGTGTGGCTGCAGCGGACAGCTCTTTCGAGCTGGCCGAGTCAGATTCTACCTACATTCCGAAACGGTATACGGGAAGGTGTCCGAGCACAGAACGCGATTGCGTTATTGGTGGGACAAATGAAGAGGTGAGGTCCACTTAACTTCTAAATGGAGTAAATATCACATGTCCGCACTAGCGGCAGTGAAACTGTCATCCATTCTCGACCATGCTCTGGCTCGTTTGACGACCAGCGCTACGGTTGGTGTGGATACGACGCTGAACCCCGAAGGGATTTCCCCCCAGGGTGTCGCGGCGTGGGTGGACCGAAGTGGCGGTTACGCCATCGGTTACCCTCGTCTCACTTTGACGGTGCGTCCGCCTACCAAGGCGAGCCGTATTTTCAAGGTGACGGCGAAACTTGTCCAGCCGACTCTCGAAGCAACATCACCTTCAACTGCTACCGGTATTCAGCCGGCGCCGACGAAGGCTTATGATTGCATCGGGATCATGGAGTTCTTCCTTCCGGAAAGGAGCACCCTGGCAGAGCGTCAAGCTCTGTTTTCCAGAATTGCCTCCCTTTTCGCGAGGACCGTGAACGCCAGCGACGGGGCGCCTACCGATTCAACGGGAAGCCCCCTCGAAGCTGCGGTCACGACCTTCGAGAATGTTTACTAGATAGCATCCTAGTAAACCTGTAGGAAGAAGTTCCAACTGGAGATCACCATGTCTTCTAAGAAGCATAGTGGACGGTTCCATAAAGGAATCGTCAGTTGCCGCGTTCCCGAGGGTCTTGAATCCTCGGTTATCTCAGAGTACCTTTCAGCACTGGATTGTCCTCGAGCGCTAACTGTGTTCATGCTCTATTCTTCAAATGAGCACGAGCAATTGGCAAAACTCGAGTTCGACCCGAAGCACTATAATGATCTTGTAGCGCTTCGCTCTGCCTACTCGGCAACCAAATTCTTGTCTAAGTTCACGGGTTTAACCGTGGGCTATGACTTGGATGAGGTTGCTTTAAAGAAGTTCGATGAATTTGAGCTTCTATGTAAGCAGACAAATAGTCGTTTCAGGGACTTATCGCGCGATCCTAAATTTACGGGTCGCGCCGTTTGGCTGCAT